TACTGTGTCTTGGTTAGACTTCAGACCTGTGTTCCACAACTCCATGTTGTATTCAGAAACAGGATCCTTCTCACCCAATGATGTCAAAGACTTCTCAATGTACCATCCACCAGGACCTTGGAAGGCATGGTCAAAGATACGAACGAATGGAACGTCTTCACCTTCAGGAGCAGGCAAGAAACGAATCACAGCAAAACCGTTACCAGCCTTATCGACTGTAGGCTTCCAGAACCGTGCGTCTTCTTGTTTACCTTGGGGAGTTGCACTCAACTTTGTAAGCTCGTCTGTGAGCTTTGTGAATGATGTTTGTGTGCTCTTCTTAAGAGCTTGAAAGCTATTAGCCATCGTATTTCCTTGTATTAAATGTATAAAAAGTATTTTAGTATATCCACAGTATCATAGCGAATATAGTATTTATTATAACGTCAAACCGTGAACTTGTCAACGACCAACTTCTTGACCTTCTGTTGGTCAAAGTTAACAAACGGCTTGTATTTCTTGATCTTGCGGTAGACCTCAGGCCAAACTACAGGATCAGAAATCTTTTTGTTCCAAGACCTAGTGTAGTTGATCAGTGAATCAAGAACGACCAAAGTCTCTAAACGAATAGTTCCACGGAGGAACAACTTTAGCAGCAACGGGTGCTGACCTTCTTCAGTGGTAAAGTTATTATCAAACACAGGATCGAGCTTATCTAAGTCACTAGACAGCATGTAAGTAAAGCTGTCCCGGTACTTAATGAACTCACGATACATCTTATCGCTTTGCTCATTGTTAACAAGATCACCAATCCAGTTGTTGGATCCATACACAAAGTTGGCAACCATGTACTCAACTTTGTCTTTGCGTTCAGCTAACTTATAGAAGAAGTATTTGTCATTGCGACTATCAAACGTTTTCCTAGAAGCCTTTACCCGGCCATTGTGTTTGAAGTAGTCGTAAGTGTTAGATGTAAAATGGTTTTTAAGGGCAATGTACAGTTTGTAAGCGTCAAACGCTTGCGTGTCACTCGTTGTCTGATAGAGGAAGTTTTGCACTTTTCGGTAAATAATTTAATTCTTCAGCTTCGTTTTGAATGTTGGCTTTCATCTTAGCACTAGACTTGATGAGAGAAGCTGCTGACTCAATTTCAAGTCCTGTTACCTCACAAAAATGAAGTACAGCATCAATATACTCCATTCCTTTTCCTTTGACAAGTTTGTCAATCTCTTCTTGGAAGTCTTTTACTGACTTAACAGGATTGTATGGAATCTCTGGAAAGTCTGTTACTGTTTGTGATGTCATTAATCCCATAGTCCTTGATAGTATTTTCCGAATAGGCGGAATCCATTTGCTTTGCGATCTGAATGTGCGTGCAGTCCGACCATATCAATTTTAATTTTGCCGATCTGCTCACTTATACCAGCCTTTTTATCAACAGCTGAATGATCGTAGAATTGATCATCGCTATTGTGATCAATATTCTGTTCAAAAGCCCAGATCATTTCATCAAGAACCCAATCCCATCTAGCGAAATGGTTCTCGTCTGTATCATATTCATTCTCTTTTTTAGAGTTGATTGAACGAAGGTGCTCTGGAACATCTTCATCGTCAGTGTTAGGTGATCCATGCTTTGTTTCTTTAAGCTGCTTTAGCATTGGAAGAACAATCTTTGCTAGAGTGTAATCCATGCTCCAAGTATCATAGCGATCGATCTTCACATAGTTGATTTCTGGATGAACAAAGTCCAAAAACTTTTGCCAAGCTTCGCAGAGTGGCTTAAGGCGGTCAGCCCACTTATCAATAATTGGTTCATTGTAATCTATTTCCCGCCAGAAGAACACTTTTTCAAGGATTGTGTACGGGCTAATCCAATGATTACGGTAACCGCCAATGTAAACCTTCATAATATTCCTTATAACAAAGCGGATTATATAGCTTTATTTGTTTCCAGGCAACAGCTGAAATCTAAATATCTACTCAATCTATATCATGGAAAGGTGAAATACAACATTAAACTCAAAAGGTAAGCGATGATGAACATCAAGAAAATATACTTGACGATTCTTTTAGCAGCAATGGTGAGTGGAGCAAATTCACAAACAGCCACTACATATGATTCTAAAACACTTGTAGACACCAACAGTGCATCTACAAGTACCAGTACTGTTAACAGCAATAACACTAACAACAACAATAACTTAAACGTTAATAACACAGTAGTTGATAGTAAATCTGTTAATACGAACAACAACATTAACACATCTACATCTACATCCACTAATACCAACATTCAGCTTGGTACAATGACTAACAACAATAATAACAACAATGTTAGCACATCAACCTCAGTTAGTGATAGTAAGAATTTAAATATAAACGATTCTAAGTCAGTAAGTGATAATAAGAATCTTAACATTAATGATTCTAAGTCAGTCAGTGACAACAAGAATCTAAACATTAATAATTCTACAGCTACAAGTACGAGTGTTAATGATAACAAGAATGTAAACATTAGTACATCTGTTTCAGATTCTAAACAGTTTATTGATTCTACAAATGTAAACACAAACATTAACAGGTCTGAAATTACTCAGAAGGTTATTCAACCACCTCCTACAGCTGTTGCTCCTACAATGATGTCTGGTGGTAACAGTGATCTGTGTACTACTGGTGTTTCTGGCGCTGTACAGACTCAGATCTTCGGTGTATCTGGTGGCGGTACAACAAGAGACTTGAATTGCGAGAGATTAAAACTCTCCAAAACCCTTTATGATATGGGTATGAAGGTTGCCGCTGTTGCAGTGATGTGTCAAGATAGACGCGTCTTTGAAGCGATGTTATCTGCAGGAACTCCTTGCCCATTTGATGGCAAGATTGGCGAACAAGCTAAAGCGTCTTGGGAAGCTAGCCCAAACAAAGTTCCAGAATTAGAAGATCACAAGAAGGACAAACAAAATGCTGCAAAGAATATTGGCTTTGGTGCTATTGGCGCTTACCTTTTACACCGCATCTTCTAAAGCAGACATTGTAAGCGTACCAATCCTCAACGGTCAGTTTACAGTAAATGTAATGACTGGTGCGGATGCGTACCAGTTACAGCAGATTAAAAACAACCCTGCTGCTACAAGGTATAGCATTAGTGATGATTCTAATGTTAATGTACCTTTGCAGTTTACGTTTCCTTACTTTGGCCAGAACTTTACCAATTCATGGATGTATTCCAATGGAGCAGTTAGTTTTAAACATGGTAATGCGAACGGGGGATTTTGTTGTTCGGGTATAGACTTAACAACAAACAGAGACACAAGCTTCAACTACTCTCTTCTACCACTACAAACTGACTTAATTGGACAGACAAATAATAACTTCTATACTTTAGGTACTAGCACGAGCATGACCTATGGTTGGTACGGTATTAATCAGTATGGTAGTGGTAACAAGAGTAGCTTTGAAGTAAAAATTGACAATACGGGTCTAGTTGATTTTAGATTTGATCAAGCATTGATAACCAGTAATGCTGTGACAATTGGTATGACAGGAGATCTTACAAAAGGTGAGTACTACCAATACTTTCATGGTAGTGGTATCAACAGAAGTAGTTTTGGTTTCACAGGAACATTTGGAACAGGCCAAGATCCTTGTATAGGTGACCCGCTGGCAAACTCTTCTTGTCCTGGCTATGCTGCCGCATACCTAACACAGCAATGTAACATCTCAGCTTTGTATGATGTTACTTGTCCGGGTTACGCAACCGCCTACTTTAATCAGCAGTGCAGTATTTCAGCATTGTATGATACAGCATGTCCTGGATATGCCACTGCTTATTTTAATCAACAATGTACTGCCAACCAACTTTACAATTCTAGTTGCCCTGGTTATGCTTCAGCTTACCTAACACAACAATGTAATATTACTCAGCTATACAGTACTTCGTGCCCAGGTTATCAAACCGCATATGCTCGGAAAGTTGCATTAGAAACCCAAACAAAGTTAGCTTCGGCAGAAACATCAAGAACAGAAGCTCCTAAGGCTGATGCACCTCCACCAGGTTCACCTCCCCCACCCCCTCCAGGTGCTCCTGTTCAAGATACTACTAGTGCAAAAGCTGAAGTCAAACTAGATTTGGGTGGTGCAACGATTTCAGCTACTGGAGAGATCAAACCTGCTGACGGTATTCCTGATGCTGCAAGACCTCCTCCACCTCCTGAAATGGCTTCTGGTCCAGGACCTGGTCCTGGTGGTCCTTCGAACGCAGCCAATCCATCTTTACCTCCTCCACCTGGAGCTCCAGCTGGTTTTGCTGAAAGACAAGAGTCACAACAAGAAAGAAGATCAGGTCCTCCTGTTAACGCTTTAGCGATTGCAAGGAATGCTGTTGCAGCAACAGAAGCTTTGGCTCGTTCTGTAGCAAGTGAATCTGCAAAAATGTCGTACAGTGAGAATGCTAATCCATCTGATGGCATTGGTTTAAATTTAGATGGTACGGGAATTAGATTAAGTGTATCAGGATTGGGTTTTAGTGTTCAATCATCGAGCTACCAACAAGAAGTCACAAACAGCAATACTGCTTTCAATAGTTTTAAAAGTGAAGTTGCAAGTATGACAACAGCTTCTGTACAGGAACAAAGACCACAATCAAAACAAGAAAACACAAACACTTCACAAACAATGGAAGTACCTTTAATTCCTCAGCAAAACAGTACAACTCATTTCGAAAACAAAGTGAATAGTATTACTGCTTTACAGGAACAAAGAATTGATAATAATGAGACAGTTAAAAACAAGGGTGATGTATCAGAGTTAGCTGGTGGTGTTGACTTAACAAAGTTAACAGCGCTTCCAACAGGGTACGCATCTTATCTTTCTTTCACTATCAAAGACTCTCCTTTTTATGATATAAAAGAAGTCTATAAAAATCAGGTTAATGTTGACAATGCTCGAGCTTTGAGACAAATGAGCTCTGATAGACTACATCAACAATTAATTAATCTGCAATACAAATGAAGAAGTAAATGAACGGGGAGCGCATTTACAATTTAATTTGCGGTGCTATAATTATTTTAGCAGTAATTATAGTAATGAGTTATTTTATACAAAGTTAATAAAAATATTAAACAAGGAAGTAAAATGGGAGAAGAAATTAAAGACGTCAATGCTAAGATTGACGAAGCACAAGCTGCTGTAAAACAATATGCGAGCAAGGACACTGTAATCAGTATCGGTGGATACGAATTCACACCTGCAAAGCTAATGATTGCTTTTACAATTGTATCTTCTGTGCTCGGTGGTCTTTACGGTACATTTGAAGTGTACAAAGACTACATTGGAATGAAGAAGAAGATTGCCTCTTACGAAGCACCGGACTTATCAGGGTTTGATAAGCGCTTAGCTGTTATTGAAGAAAACAGTGGCAAGACTAGCGATTACACTCGTGACATTAAAAATGACTTGAAGAATGATATTCGCCGTAATGAAAGTGTTACAGAACAAGTAGAGCGTAGTGTTAAAACAGCCCAACGTGAAACAGAAGCTGAGATGCGACAAGCTCGTAAAGATGTGCGTGAGGACTTGGATAAGGCTCGTGGAGAAGTAAATGCTATCCGCAAGGAAATGGCTGATGCTCGTAGAGAAATTGCAAGAGAAGTAGAAGTATTGAAGCGTGAAACTTCAAAAGAAGTAGAAGTATTGAAACGGGAAGTGGATAGCAAGATTCAGAAGGCTATCGATAACCCATTAGCGAACAAGTAATGTTCGGTACTGCTCTAGCCATCTATATGTTTGCTAAACAGCCTGAGTGCATTAGGTGGACTTGGAGCGGGGATGTGTACAACAGAAGAGTGATTTGTTTGGAGTGGCGTAAAAAGGATAAAGAGGACAAGAAGAAATGATAGATCCTATGACAGCTTTAGCAGGAATTCAATCCGCTATCAGCATGGTTAAAAAGGCTAGTAAAGTAGCCAACGATCTTGGCTCCCTTGCTCCTATGATTGGTAAGATGTTCGATGCTAAGAGCACTGCTACTAAAGCATTGATTGAAGCTAAGAAGTCTAAGAAAGGTTCCAACATGGGAACCGCCCTTCAAATTGAGATGGCCCTAGAACAAGCACGTGCTTTCGAGGAAGAACTGAAGATGCTGTTTATGCAGACAGGCAAGATTGACGTGTGGAACAAGATTAAAGCTCGTCAAGCTGAGATGGATGCAGACGATGCTAATGATGTAAGACTTTACAATGCCCAAGAACGAGCACGTAAACAAAAAGAAGAAGAATTAAATGAATGGGCAATGATCATAGGTGGATCTGCATTTGTTTTATTTTTGCTATTTGTTGGTGGGTATGAACTAATGGAGTTTTGCCAAACAGGTAATAGGTGCGGAAGATGAACGTATACCAAAAAACGTTTGATATGTGTTTAAAAATATTCGTGTACGGATGTGTGGCTTTATGGTTTCTAGGCTTTTTAAAGTTTTTACCAGACAACATATCCGACAAGATTGTCAATGGATTGTTAACTAAATTTTTACCATCATAGGAGAATGATATGACAGAAGAAAAGAAACCTCTAAGCAGAAGCGAAAGAGAAGCACAAATTAAAGACAAGGCAGGATGGCTCATTACCGTACTTGCTGCTTTGTTAGCTATTAACACATACATTGCTTCTGGCAATAGTTCTAAAGTTTTAAACAACACGATTAAAGCAAACGATACATGGGCATTCTATCAGGCCAAGTCTATTAAGCAGACACTGGCTGAAATGGCTAGAGATGATGCTGTTGAGAGAAAGCAGTTTGATAAAGCAGATAAGCTAACAGCTAAAATTAATCGATACGAATCAGAACCAGCTACAGGTGAAGGTAAGAAAGAATTGTTTGCTAAAGCACGTGCATTAGAGGCTGAGCGAGATGAAGTTCGTAAATCTGGTCCTTGGATGACATTTGCTGGTTCTGGGTTCCAAATCTCTATTGTTCTATTATCAGCTAGTATCTTAGCTGTTGCACCTGCTCTATATGTTGCAAGTATTATAGTTGGTGCATTGTCTGCGTTGTTGATGAGCCAAGGAATTTGGCTCTGGTTGCCGTTAAGTATATAACGCAATAAATTCTGCTTCAGGTATTCTGACTTTACCGTCTTTACTACCAAGCAGAATTACAATACGACGACCAACGTTCGTATCCAACATCATCACAATGCAGCCACCAGCTGCATTTGTTGTTCCAGTCTTGCTAATAATAAAGTTATGACGCTTTCCAACAATTGGATTTGTGTTGTTAAAACGCAGGGTCTTTTTACCGACCTTTATGCTTAAAACAGGTGTCTGGCTAGCCTTGACTATCTCTGGATAGTTACTCGCCTCAAACACAAGACTAAGCAGATCTAGAGCTGTACTAATGTTCATTGGACTTAGTCCAGTAGGTTCAACGAACTTTGTTCTTAGCATTCCAAGGCTATGAGCCTTCTCGTTCATGTATTTAACACATCCGAACTTACCACCAGGGAAGTTATCACAAAGAGCTTTAGCTGCATCGTTATCAGACTTAACCAAAGCAAGTTGAATCAATTGCTCACGAGTGTAATTACCAATCTTCTCTTGCATGTTCGGCTCGTTGTCAAGAACAGCAATAACTGTCATCAACTTTGTGATACTTGCAATCGACCTAACTTCTGTAATGTTAGACCCTTCGATTAGATTGCCTTGATCATCAGTCTCCAACCAACTATGTGCTGTGATGTTCATAGCACATGCATTACTACAAAAAAGACACAAAG